ACGATAAAAGATAGCACCGTTCTCCATGATGGCATGGAATAAGAGCGCTTTTCCTGTAATCGCTGTAACGCCAAAGATAATGCAGTCTTCAACTTCGCCATGATGTTTTTTAAGATCATATAAATACTCCCTTCTTATCTGTGCATACTCCACAGGTATATTTGCATTTAAATAAGCCATAGTTTATCCTCACTTTATTGTACCCCAACTAACACCTTTTTTACAATTAACTTTATTGTTAATTTTAAGAGGTATAGTCTTCTCCATAATTTCTTTTATCTCGTCCTCTTCATCAATAACAGACAAACAAAGTTCATCGTGTATCTGAATGTGGGGTATTATACCTTTTTCATACAAATCTACCATTGCTTTCTTTGTCATATCTGCGGCAGAGCCCTGTATCAATTTGTTTAACGCTTTGTAGGTAAATGCTGGCGTATAAAATTTTTCAAAATGTTTCATATAATCTGGGTCTAGCTTGTTTTCTTTGATTTTATCCAACATTTCTGCCTTGTAGGCTTGCCGTGCTTCGTGTTCCGTGTACAGTGGGACCTCGTTAAATCTATTTGTTCTGGATTCCATTCTTTATCTGTAGTCTCCCACTTATCAAATCTACAAAACCTATCGTGTAATGTAAATAATAACCTGTTCTTTTTAGCAAACTTAATTAGTTCTTGAGATAATTCTCTAACAAATGGCACACGATTATGGTAGTCATTAAATAAGTCTCTTGCTTTTGTTTCATCTAAACCTAACTCTTTTCTTAATTTTATCTTACCCATACCATAAAACAAACCAAGATTTATTGTCTTAGCCTGCGTCCTGGATATGTTTGCCATGTCTGCTACAACTTGATGAAAATCTGCGTTGGTGCTTTCGTAAATTTCTTTCACCTCATCAAGTTTGTCTTTTGTAGTTACTGGTATTTGATTGTGGTTTTGTAATATTTTTATAGCGTAATGAACTACGATACGTGGTTCTTGTTGAGAATAGTCAAAGCTAGCCCACTGATGTCCATCTTCAGGTAAAAACATACCTCTTATCTTTTTACCCATATATCCTTTTGCTGGTATCTGTTGNAGGTTTGGATTAGACATACTAAATCTNCCNGTGACTGTGCCACCGGTNTCTGATCTTATTTGATTTATGTCCGCATGTATTCTACCATTATGTACAAAATCTATTAAGCCATCTACAAAAGTGTTGGCTGCTTTATCATACTCTCTTGCCTTTGCAACATTTCGTAAGAATTTGTTAGAGTGTGTTTGTAAATAGTTCTTTGGAAGTTGTGGCATCTTAGACTTTGGTGTCATCTTGTAGTCTGTAATTTTTTGTTGCTCTAATAATTTTTTAATGGATGCTGCTGCCCAAATATCTACCTTGACTCCTGTTATATTTTGAATCGCTTGAATTATTTGATTCTTTCTTTTCTTAAGATGTTCTCCAAATGCTGTAGCTTTTTGGACATCAAATTTAACGCCTTTAAATTTCATGTCAACTAAACAAGGAAATAATTTTGTTTCTAATTCAAATATATTTCTACAAGTTTTATTTTCATTTGTTTGTGGTTTTGTGTATAATACTTCGTCTAATTTTTTATTAAATAAATTCCATAGTCTTAACGTTAAACTAACGTCTTGTTTTGCGTACTCTTTTACAATAGATGCAGGTAATTTATGCATGTTACTCATAGGGTCTTTTATTATACCACCAGACCACTCCAAAGTTTTATTTTGTAAATCGTATTTATACTTAGAGTCTTGTAGATATTTTTTTGAAAGCGAGTCTAAAGAGTATCTCATCTCGTTTTCGTTTAATACAGATGCAGCTATCATGGTGTCTACGATTCTGCCTTTTATCATAGAACCTGTTACAGCTCTTATCCAACACACGTCATACATTGCATTGTGAAATACTTTTGTAATATTTTTGTTTTGAAATATTTTTTCGTTTAAAACTTTCCAAACACTTAATTTTTTAGCCATGTTCATGTCTGTGTCAGAATGATGTAATGGAAAATAAACTGTGTCTTTTTCTGTAGCAACAGCAATACCGCAGACAAAACCATCATTACGTATTGCACCAGACCCTTTTGTTTTTAAATTAGGGTCGTAAGTTTCTATATCTATTGCAACTGTGTCAATATCTTTGAGGTTTAAATCTTCTGGTGTATTACACATTATTTTATCCCCCATGAATTAGGTTTTTCTTTTGGTAAATTTTCTTTTGGTTTTTCTACGGTAGGATAATCTCTTTCAATTATCATTTCTAAAAAGTGTATTGCTTTCAAAATATCTTCTTTACCATTTTTGTCTTGATGACGTATAATATATTTTATAGCACAACCTTCAGGATATAACAACTTATTCTCAACTACAAACTTGCTTGGCTGTATGACATACTTTTGATAGTGAGATCCTCCGTGCTGTTTGTCCCAAACATTTTTATTTTTCATTTTACTCCTAACGTAAAGGGCCCTCTTGATGCTATGGTCCAACAGTCAACCCTGCCTCTACTGTAAGCCACATACTTTAATCTTAATTGTGTAAAGTATTCTTCTACTCTAGTTCTTGTTAAATCTACTACAACGTTATCGAATGTTAATCCTTTTACCGTATGTATGTTTGCATATTTAACTCNAACATCTCCTTCTGTATCAAATCCCTTNTTTAGAATCATTCTAATGTATAATATTCTGTCTTGATCTGTTTGAGTTCTAGTAGATGCAAAGTCATCGTACTGCACGGAATCTGCTTTTAAATATTTTTTATCTATCAGTTCATCAATTGTATAATCTTTGTTTATCCAACCATCAAAACATTTTGGATCTCCTTTACCATGCATAATTACTTTACTGCCCATGTAATCCCAAAAGTCTTTTATTTGTTTTAGACTCATTGGTTTACCTTTAATAAAGTCTGGCCAATATTTATGACACCTAATTTCTTTTTTTGATACGTGAGCTGAGTTACCTACGTGTGCAAACTCTATGCCGTGTTGTTTAAAAAACTTTCTCATCTCTAAATCTGAAGGATAACCTCTGTATGTAAATAAAAATGTTTCGTTTGTGTTGTGTATTTTATCTAATAGTTTTTCTAAATTACTTGATGGTGTTCTTAACGTGGGTAAATAATAATGACTGCCAATTATACCTTCTGCAGGTTTCCATATTCTTTGATAGCCATAGTGATCCCATATTGGTTTTATAATAGTCTTACATAATTCATTAATTGTTTTACCACACCTGTGTCCTTGCTCTAATTCCTCTGCTTCTTTGGATAACTTGTGATAATAATCTGCATCAGATCCTGCAAACTCAAATATAGTTTGATCAGCGTCACCAACAAAATAATACTCTTTTGCATTTGTTGCCATTTTATCTAAAGCTTTTCTTTGTGGTATATTACTATCTTGTGCTTCATCAACTATTAACGCGTCTATGTCAGGGTTTACTGCCTTGTCTGTAAACTCTTGTATCATATCTGCATAATCACAAACTTGATTTTCTTTTTTATATCTATCGTAAACTTCTTTCATTTCTATTATAGTATTGACATCATATGGTTTATAAGATTGTTTGTCACAATCTCTCCAATGTTCTGTTAATGACTTGCCTCTACCATAAGCATCTTCTAAATACCTGTAAAACTTATGTTTATCAGCGTTGAATTGAGATTCAGAAACACTTTGTCTTTTAAACAAGCTACTTATCACAGATAAATTAATGTGGTCTTTGTAACTTATAACTTCTTTTTTTGGTAATTTGTTTTTACAATAAGAATGTATTGTGCATATTTTATATTTTAAAGATTTTTTTGTAAGTCCTTTTTCTTTTACTTTTGGTAATTTTAATATTGCATCTCTTATTTCATCCGCTGCAACATTAGTATGAGACAACACTATAATTCTTTCGTGACTAAAATCGTTTAACAGTTCTAAATATTTAGACGTTATAAACTTAGATGTTTTACCTGTGCCTGGTGGTCCTGATATAAATTTAGGCTGTCTCATCTGTTATCTCCTTGTACTCACCATCAATAATTAAATCTTCTTTTTCCATTTTTTGATCTTCTATCTTCCAAGATACGCAAGATTTGTTTTCAAATTTACCGTGAACTTTTTTAGCTTTTAATATTCTTTGTATTTTAATTACTAAATCTACTCTATCTAAATTAATTTTTTGTGAGTTAAGATAGTCCTCAAACTTATCTAAATTAAATTCTAATGTGTTTCTGTGTTGATTAAAATATGGCATACCATAATGTGCTAGTTCTTTTTTGTTAGTGTATGCTTTTACTTGTGTAATATAGTTTTTAAAATGTTTTATAAANCTAGTNTCTTCTCGTGCTTCTTCAACATAGTCTTTTGATTTACTTCTTGCTTCAAACTTTCTAATCATTATCTCCTCAAAGTCTGCNGCTTTCATNTCTGGAATCCAAACACCAGCTTTACTAATTACTGCATCATAAAAAGCTTTTTTATTTCTAAGTGTTGGACCATCTACAACTATTGTTTTTTCTACTGGCTCTCCTTGCACAACTGCATTTACTTTTACAAAATANCTATCACTGCCATACTCTTCTATCTCGCCTATTGATTGTTTTGCTTCCTCACTTGTTGCTTCTTTAATACCAATCCAACTAAACAATGTTGCAATTGTTTTAGGAGAACAACCTATTATTTCGGCTAATTTGGGCATACCATAATTTCTTTGAGTTTTTTTAGATGTGGTTCCCTTTTTACTTCTTTTATCTGCTTCATCATCATTTGATGCTGATGCTATTTCATACACAAATTTATCTATGTCTTTTTCAATCCAGTCTGTGTGTTTTAATAATACTCCTGCTATCGCTGTGCAGTAAGCATCTCTTTGCCCTGCACTCGCATACGTAATACATAGTGCAGTTGATAATGCAATCTTACCAATGTCATTTACTAAATCTCCTGCATACTCTGTTATGCCATTGTATCTTTCCCACTTAACTAATTCTTGTGCTTTACTATGTTTAGATTCTGGAACTATTGTGTATCTTTTTGATTCATGTCTTATTTCACATATGGTTGCACCATGTGGAAAATCTTTAAAATATTTTTCTAAGTCTTTTGGTAAAACAAATTGTTTAAATTCTGCTTTACCTGCCCACCAGTAATGACTTACTGGATTACCTTTTCTACCCGACACTGCATCACATGCTTTTAAATAACTCGGTATAAATCTTTTTGCTAAATCGTTATCTACATCAAGATCTATGTCTTGATCTAATCTTAATGCTATCTCGCAGTGTTTGTAATTTGTTTTCCATTCTTCTTTCGTTATTTTAAAATTTGGGTCAGTATAGTTTGGAACTATTGGTGTCCCTTTNAAACAAGGTATTATTACCCTGCCAAGGTCTAGCCAATCTTCATACGTTATAGGTGGTTTGTTTATCTCAGCCATACAATAAAAGTGGGCGCTTCCACTCTCGCATCCACGCCCACTACCTAGGATATTATAAATCTATNGAAGTTTTCTTTACTTCTTGATTTTCATGTTTGGCCTCTACCTCACCTTTACCTACGCTNACAGCAAAAGTTTTTGCCATGTCGTAAATATTTTTATCAGATACGGGACCAACCTTTGTTACATCCCAACCAAACCATGTTCCTTTGTCGTTAGACATTTGAACAGTTTTTAGATTGTAAATGTGGCTGTATGTTGGCGGAGTAAAAAGTCCATTCTTACCCTGCATTTTAATACCCATCATCATTGAGTTCCANTTTCTGCTCACTTTTAATTGAGTGCCCTTCATGGAAATCAAAGCTGTTTGTGGCGTCTTACCCAAAGCCAACACAAAGTGTTGTGCAGTGTTATCAAGATAATTACCATTTGGTAATCTATCTTTGTAAGATTTATCTCTAGTCGTTTGACTAATGATATCACTGTCTGCTTCGTGGATTGCAACAGGTGCACCAGTGCTAGTGCCTCTGTCTTGCCATTCAATGTATTGTCTTTTGTAGTGACAAGGTACAATCTGTATCTCATCAAACAATTCATTGGTAACAGTGTTTATGATTTTGCCGGGTTCTGCGCCCTCGACATATTTAGCATCTCTCTTGTTAACTTCCGGAGATAGCTGTCCCAAAACTTTTAAGAAAGGTAACGCAAGATCTTCCTGCGATATGTTTTGAGCACCTTGATTTGCATCAGCTTCAAATAGATTAGTTGCTAATGCTCCTTCTTTTTTTGTTGCTACTTGGTTCATGTTTATTTGCTCCTTTTTATTGTAGTCTTATTCTCCGAGAAAACCCCGAAGATT